CGCTTTCGTAGCCCTCTGGGTTGCGGGCCAGCCGTAAAACAGAATCTGATTCAACTTGCACCACATCCTCGACGTTGATGGCACCGGAATTGACTTGGGTGTCTAGATCGGGGATGCGGCGGCGGATCATCCGCTCCACATCTTCCAACCTGACAGACACCGAGGCGGTTTCTTCGACTGTGAGTTCCCGCCCCCAACGCACAGCCACATCAGCAGGAGTTGCGTAAGCCATGTTCGACTCCTATCTCGGTGCTGGTGGGCGGTCGGTGACCTCACCTAAGTGTCTAAGTGAAGTCACCGACCGCCCTTGCCGTCACTTAGCGGGGGTGGTGGCCGCGGTCTTCGGGGGGACCGCCAGCGGCTTCGGAGCCGGGGTATCAACCAGCTTCACGAACGCTTCCGGATCGTTGACCAGAACACCGAACTCGGCCTCGACGCGGATCGCGATCATGTTCTGCTGCCAGAGCGACACGATTCCGGAGCCGTCACCGTTGGTGGACAGGTCCAGGGTTGCCTGATCGGACACGTCGTAGCTGATGCCACCGATCTGACCCCAGATCACTTGCTGCCAATCTCCCTGGAAGCCAAGGATGTTTGCGTTGGCGACGTGATCGGAGACGAACGTCGGACGGCCCATGACGCGACCGCTGCGGAACGGGCCGCTGCTCTGGTCGTAGGTCGCCTCGATGAACAGCGGACGGCCGGCGTTGTCGATGCTGCCGTTCAGGATGGGCTCGGCCTTGTTGTCCAGCAACGTGCCGGTCCACTTCTTGCCGTCAGCGAGGAGAAGACCCAGACCCTCGTTGAGCGCCAGGTAGGCGTTCGGGGCCAAAGCAACCTCTTTGGTGGTGTCAGCCAGATCAGCGCCAAACGGGCTGTCGATGCCGTGCAGCACAGCCGCGTCGAACGCCAACGCAATCGCCTCAGCGATCTTGCTGCGCATGGTGTTCAGGTAGTTGGCGGGGTTGGCCCGCACAACCTCAGACGAAGCGGCGAAGATGCTCGCGATTTTGAACGGCACAACGTCCTGCTTGCTCAGCCCGCCCTTGGTGACCGGCTTCTGCTCGGTTTCACCAACCCAGCGGGCAGTAACGTCGCCGTCCCAGTGCGGGATGCGGACGCCGGACGGCCCCAACGGGATTTTGCGGGCGATCTGCTGAACGATGGAGGTCTTCTCAACCTCCGCGAAGTAATCCTGAGCCAAAGTCGGCTCGAGGAAACCCGAGAACATCGAGTCGGTCAGCTTCGCCGCCGTATCGGGAGCCGGGGTGTGGAAAATGTCAGCCATGATGAATCTTGTTTCCTAACTTGTTAAATGAATGGAAGGTCAGGCACCAACCATGCGCTTCACGGTCTCCAGAATCGGATCACCGTTCAAAGGCACATAGTTGCCTGACCCCTGTGATGGATCGACCGGGCGGTCCCGCTCGGGAGCCCTCCCGATCAGCGACTTAACCGACTGCACACTCTGTGAGATCGAATCCTCATCCGTTCCCTGGACGAGAGCCGCGACCTTCAAAGCATCCTCAGATGCGATGCCGGCCCCCAGGACAGCTTTGAGCTTCGCCAGCTCCAGCGTCCTGTCGGACAGTTCGGATTGCAGCAGATTGGCTGCTGAATCCTTCTCCGCGATCCGGCCCTCGTAATCCTTGACGGCTTCAGCTTTTGCGCGTTCAGCAGCAGACCGTTTCTCGGTGCGGTAACGGGCTGCCTCATCACGCAACTGCTGCACATACTCCGCAGAGAATGTTTCAGCCTTCGGTGCGGCCTCCTGGGCCGGGGCGGTATCAGTGGTAGTGGTTTCGTCGGACATTGTTGATGCCTCCTGGGCAATAAAAAACACCCATCAAGGGTGCTTGGGCGGGCGGTTTTCCTTTGGGTTAGGCCGCTTGGAGTGCGGCCCAGTCTTTGGAGCTGATCTTGCCGTTGTCGATGTCACGGCGAAGAGCCAGCAGGGTGTCTTCGTTCTTGGTGTAGCGGTCGCCTTTGTTCTCGCCTCTCACTTTCCGGCGTCCAGGGTTGTCCCTGCGGTACTTAGCTGCATCCTTCGCAGCGTCGTCCCATAAATCTTTGGCGCGTTTCTGGGCTTTCTTGCCGAACCAGTTCGCCTTGTCGAAGACGGGCACCACTTTGCAGTCGCAACCGATGTGCCACTTCTTGAACTCGTCGTCCAGGGCGTCTGTCTCAAGGAAGTAGGTTTCCAAATCCATGCGGTTGAACATCTCAACCAGCTCTTCTTCTGACTGTTCGCCGTAGTAACCCGCCGTCTTCGGTGAGGTGTAAAGCGGTTCTCGGGACACAAGCATCAGGCACCACGAACAGGTTTCATCCCCGGTCGCCACCCTGGCCCAGCCCTGCACAAGATTTGACCGCTTCACCGGCTTGGTTTTGGTTTCGGTGACGGTTTGACCGCCCCACGTCGGACGCTCATAAGTCTGCGGTTCTTCACCGCTCAGGATTGCCTCGAGTTCGTCCTTCAAGCCCTGCGGCATAGGCTCGGTGACACGCTCGTCGGCGGTGATGAACTCCGTTAACGCCGAATCTTTCTCCACCGCGTGGATGATCTGCCGGCGTCCACCGTTCTCCACCTCGCGGGCCGCAGCCAACGCCATCTGCGCCACAACCTTGTCACTGGCGTTCTCCGCGGACATCTGGACCCGCAGCGGCTCCATCGCCTGAACGAACCAATCAAACTCGTAAGGCTCCAAAGGCTGATCGTTACGCGGCAACTGGGGAACAGACCTCGCCCGCTCCGCGTCATAGAACTCCCGCGCCAGGACCGCCGACTGCTCCCGGCGGCGCTGCACCTCGGGGAACATCAACTCCAACAAACCCATCCACTGCTTCGGCGTAAGGAACGGGGCCGCGAAGAACCGGGCGAACCTCAACACATAGTTCACTACCGCTGCGGTGATCAGAGCCTGCGCGGCGGCGTACTCCTCAGTATTCACGCCCCCACCAAGTCCGGCGGCGGATCAGCAGGCGCATCAGGAACCGCCCTGGGCGGGCCGTACATCCTGGCGAGCGACCCCATCGGGTTGTCCTGCTCATCCCACGCTTCCATCTGCTCGATCTGAGCAAGTGAATACCCCATATCCAGGCGGGCTTGGCGCAGCGGGATGACACCCATGCCGTTGGCGTACAGCTTCGTCGCCGCATCAGCCTTCGCCGCATACGTCGGCGTCGAAGGGTCACGCCACACCGCCTCGAGGCGCAGCATCTCCGAAGGAACCTCGCTGCGCATCGCCAAGTGCGCGATACGCATCGCCTGCTCCCACGCCCCACCGAACACAGCGTTCTTGCGCTCAACCTTCGCCACCAGGCGGGCCTCAGAAGCCTTGATCGCCTCCGCGGACGCCGGGTTATCACCAGAGAACGACAAGTAAGACGGCGGCAAACCTGTGTAGGCGGCGGCTTTCCGATCAAGGGCATCCAACGCCGACACGAAGTTTTGCAGCTCCGCAGCACTGAACTGCATCGCCTTCGCGTCCGGATCGTCAAAAGCCATGATCCTCGCCATGTAAGCGTCGAACATCTTCGCCCCGGTCTCAGGATTCACACCCAAATCCTCGGCACGAACACCGAACAGCAGCCTTTGCGGGATCGCCATGATCTCGGCGGTTCCTTGCATGTCCATCAAAATGCGGGCCGCAGCATCAGTCACGCTACGCAGCTCCGGAGTGATCTCCGACGAACCGTACAAGTCCGACAACCGGGTGCGGTTCGCCAGCGGGATCACCGGCACAACACCCATACCGTGACGCACCCGCGAAACCTCACGCCACTGACCTGACTGCCGAACCCACTGGATCGTCTGATCCGGCAGATACAAGGTGCAGGCATACATTTCCCCGCCCATCACCGCAGCCGAGGAATCGGTGTACACCACATCGTCGTCGGCGTACACAGCCCTGATGGCCTTAGTGACCTCACGGGTTCGCGGATCAATCACCGCGTGCAACGCAGTGGGTGGCTCAACCCTGATCAGCGGCACATCGGGATCAACCACATCATCGCTGTTAGGCGCAGCGACAGTGATGTACGAGCGCCCATAAATCAGGGCGTCGGTGTGACCCAAAGTGGCCTCAATGTCCAAGCTGTTCGCCTGCCACCAATCCCACAACTCAGAATCACCGGAATCGGCGGCA